TGATGATCGCCAAAGTGAATACGGAAGCGCTCGCAAAAACTTCACAGCCATAGGCCGCATGTGGGGTGCGCTTTTAGACATTGAGGACATTGACCCTGCAATTGTTGCGTTGATGTTTGACGCGGCAAAGTCAGTGCGCATCACGGCCAATTTAGAGCATGAAGATAGTTGGATAGACAAAGAAGGCTACACACACCACGGCAAGGAGATCGTGTTTACAAATGAGCCTTGAAAAAAGATTACAGGACATGCCTGAAGGCATAGAGTCGCAAGATGTAAAAGAACTACGCCAAGTAATTTTGCGATTGCAGAAGCAACTCAAGCAAAGTAAAGAGCGCAGTGAAGATTTAGTAGAAGCAACTCACCGCGGTGCTTATGATGCAATGATTGCATTGGGTGCAGTGCCACCTGTTGTTGCGCCACCAAAAGACACACGCAAAATAAATCCTGAAGTGGCTTTGATCCATTCAACGGATTGGCAAGGCGCAAAAGTTACAACCAGTTACAACAGTGAAATTATGCGTGAACGCGTGATGCAATTTTCTGAAAAAGTTGTACACCTAACTGATTTACAACGCCATCATCACCCTGTTAATGAGTGTGTAGTGATGTTTGGCGGTGACATGGTTGAAGGTTTGTTCAATTATCCTGCTCAGTTATGGCAGATTGATGCTTCATTGTTTGGACAGTTCACAACAGTTTCAAGGCTTTGCGTGGACTTTGTGCGCACAATGTTGGCTAACTTTGAAAAAGTCACGGTGATTGCTGAGTGGGGAAATCATGGGCGCATTGGAGGCAAGCGCGCAGAAGTTCCAAAATCTGACAATGTGGATCGCATGGTTTATGAAATGAGCCGCCAAATCCTTGCAGGAGAAAAGCGTTTAACCTGGGAAGATTGTCCAGAGGACATTCAAGAAGTTGAGATTGGTAATTACCGCGCCCTGCTTATGCATGGTGATGAACTAGGGCGTTCAGGATTTGCAAGCCCTGCGGCATGGATTGCAGGCGCTAACCGTTGGAAAGCGGGCGCACATGATTACGATTTCCATGACATTTTTCTAGGTCACTATCACCGACATGCACAAGAACCAATCCAAAAGCACTACAACATTTATTGGACAGGTTCAACAGAGTCAGATAACCGTTATGCCCGTGACTCAATGGCCGCTAGTGGCAGACCGTCACAGCGTTTGCACTTTGTAGATCCGATTAAGGGTAGAACTACAGCGCAGTATCAAGTTTGGTTGGATTGATGGCGCTTGAGCCAATCAGAGAAGTAGTAAGCGACAATGCAAAAGAGCGCGCAATGGCGGCGTTCTTACAAGAGGCTATGAAATGGGAACTTTTTCCAACCCCTAAATTTTATTTTACTGATTTCCACATCTTGCAACTGTATGACAATGGGCGCAAGAACTACATTGGTGATCTTGAAATTAAATGGCTGAACATACCTAGCAATGTTCCCGCAATTTTTCCGTTTAATAAATTACAACAAATGATGATCGCCCCGCCGTACACAGATAGCCCTAACTCATTTCATAGGATCTGTTTTAGATTTACTGATGGCGTTTTGATGTTGCCTGTAAAGGAATTGGCCCGCTTGCACCCTGAAGTACACACGCGGCGCGATACTAATGAAACGGATCTAGTTGTAAAAGTATCTGTTTCTGACTACACAAAATACTTCAGGCCGATTGTTATTGCTGAACCTTAATCTTCATCATCATCTGAGTAGTCAGAGGTGATTAGGCGCATGTCAGAAACATCTACGCCCGCTTCAACGGCTTTATCCATTGCGTCTTTAAATGTTGATAAGCAACGCCCAGTTAGATCGCTAACCATGTCGGGATAGGTTGCTTCTGTTCCCAGTTCAACCATAAGACCGCCTAAGCGGATTGAGATTTGTGAGTAAGCCATGATTTCCCCCTGGCCCTAAGTATGACATTTCCGCCGCGCCACGCCGATAAATTACGGGGTGCTTGTATTTGTCGGTGGCATGGTGTTCAATCTGCTCTACACGGGCTAGTTAGCCCCAAACAGGGAGGCAAGGCAATGGCTACAAAATTGATAGACGCACAAACAGGACTAGAAATTACAGGTCAAATTAAGATGGTTTTTGTTTGCGACATGTGCGGAAATACAGCCGATTTTTACCACGGCATGAGTACATACTCAAAAACTGTTGGCACAACAATTACAAAAGAAAGTTACTGCTCTGAAATCTGCGCAAGAAAGGCGGTTGCATAATGGCAAATTACAAAGGCCCATTAGATTACATTGATGTGGCAACAAGAATTATTGAGTTCAGAGAAAAGTTCCCGCAGGGTTCATTACAATCATGGCAAGATCCTTATGTAATTGAAGTAAAAATGCCTGACGGAAACATTAAAAGTTACATGGTTTACAGCGCCGCGGCATACCGTTCACCTGATGATCAATTGCCTGGCGTTGGTTGGGCATACGAGCCAATCCCAGGGCCAACTAACTTTACCCGTGACTCAGAACTACAAAACGCTGAAACAGCCGCGTGGGGCCGCGCAATGGTTGCCGCTCTTGCTGTTGATACAAAGAAGGGCATTGCATCTTCTGAAGAAGTGCGCAACCGCCAAACAAAAACAACTGAAGCACCACAGGCTAAAGCACCTGCGGCAAAGCGCGAGTACACAGAAGATGAAAAAGCAAGCGCATTTGCAGTTTTCAGTTTGGTAGAAACACAATCTGATTTAGAAGAACTAAAAGCCGCATGGCAATTAAATGCGGATTTGCTTGATGTTGTTATCAATGGCGTTACTTTGCGTGATCACATTTTGGCGCGCAAGGAGGCAATCAATGGATAACAGCGTCATCATTGCAAGCAACGCACAACGCACATCAATAGCCGCGGCAGAAAAAGTTTTGCCTAGAACTGGATCTTTAAAGCGCAGAGTGTATGAGTACATTCTGAAGCAAGGATTGCGTGGCGTTACGGATTATGAAATTGAAAAAACATTACAGATTGAAGGCAACACAGTACGCCCTACACGGATTGGCCTTGTTAAAGATGGTTACATTATTGACACAGGTACAACAAGAAAAAACCACCACAACAATGACTGCATAGTTTGGCGCGCAGTAGAAGAAGGAATGATGCTATGAGTAAAAAAGAAAACAAGTTTGAACCATCAAACGGATTAAAGGTTGCAGTTCATTACAACATTATTGCAATCCGCGCAGTAGCAAACGAGTTGGACATTTTTCCTGAAGTTCTTGCTGAAAAGTTAGATAACGCAGGATTTATGCTTACACCTGATCCTTTTAACATGTCATCAGATGCGGGCAAAGTAATCGTGTTGCAGAACAAGCGCGAGAATTCAAACATCAGCCTGGTAAAAGAGGAAGCAGATAATGAGTGAAATCATTACTCCCGCAATGGTTGAACAAAAATTACGCGGGCTTTCTAAAGAAGTAGATGAAGCGCATAAAGTTTTGGTAGAAGTAGAAACTATTTACCACAGCGTTAAAGCGGATTATGAAATTGCAATGGCTAAATCACGCATTACTTTGGCCACTAAATCTGCTCCCAATGGCAAGAACTACACCGTTGGAGAAAGAGAAGATTTAGCGTTAGTTCAAAATGAAGAACTGCACAAAGATCTTGCCATCATTCAAGCAAAAGTTTTAGCCTCACGCGGCAACACTAATCGCTTAAAGATGCAGGTGGACATTGCGCGGTCAGTGGGTACATCAGTGCGCACCAGTATGGATCTTACATGATGTTATTCACTGTATTTGTTATAGGACTGATTGCGGGTTATTGGATTTACCCGTTGCGCATGGCATGGAAGTTGTACAAGATCAGCCAACAATTAAAAAAGTTGGAATTAGATCACATGAAGATAATGGAAGATTTACGCGGCCCGCAATGGAATGAGGATAATTTGTGATAAATCTACAAGAAATGGTTACTAAAACTTTAGTAGCCAATGACAATGCCAGGGCTAGATCACAACAAACGGCCATTGGGCCATCTGCAATTGGTGGGTGTCAGCGCAGGCTTTGGCATGACATTGCACAAACAGAACCAACAAATGTTGGCGATAAGTTGGGCGCGATCCTGGGAACTTTTATTCATACAGGCATTGAAGATGCAATACGCCGTGAAGATCCGTTTGGCGTTCAGTATGAACTAGAGATTGCCGTAGAAGCCAATGGTGTTCCTGGCCATGTTGATTGCTATGACAAAATTAATCACACCGTGATTGATTGGAAAACAATCAAGAAAGGCAGTGGCCGTTATTTTGGGCGCAACAATCGTCAGCAAGTTTGGCAAGTTCATCTTTT